GAAAACCATTTCAACTGCATTAAAACAATGTGCATTAATACATGAGGGTAATTTACCACTATATGACTTAGTAATATTAGATAAAGAATCAAGTGAAGAATCAATATTTAAGGATTTTTTAAAGGCTGAAATAATAAGAGATGATACATATAAAACTAGAGTATTTATAGATATAGCACAAATGTATATTGATGTAGGATTTGAAAAGATGGATAAAAAAGAAGCTGCTATAAGAACATTAGAGTGTATGCTTGATACAACAAGTAACATGGATATAAATAAATTTATAGATTTAAGCGGTATAGATAGAGCTATAAAAGTGACATTAGAAAAATACGATATCTATGACAGTTTTAATATAGATAAAAAAGTAGTAGAAAAAGAGTTTAAAGTAAGAACAATAAAAACGGATACTGGATTTGTTATAAAAAATAAATTTAATGCATTTAGAGATAGTAGTAAATACAGAATTGTAAATAATACAGATGGAACAACGGATTTATTGATAAAAAATATTCAGTATTTTAAGGAGGGGTAGATATGAGTGGATTAACACCAGTGAATTTTAATAATGAAATAGTAATAACTACTAAAACATTAGCCCAAGTTTATGGATGTAAAGAGCTACAAATACAACAAAACTTTAAGAACAACCAAGACAGATTTAAAGAAGGTAAACATTATTACAAATTAGAAGGTGAGAAATTAAAAGAGTTTAAGAACATCCTAGATAATTTCGAGGATGTTACTGGTTGTAAGAAAAATACAGCAAGATTAATACTTTGGACTAAAAGGGGAGCTAGTAGACATTGTAAGATGTTAGGAACAGATAAAGCATGGGATATGTTTGATTCTTTAGAAGAAAATTATTTTAATCCTAAAGTAGCACAATTAACAGAAGAGGACCAAGCAATATTAAGTATAGTAAATTCATCTACTAAAGCTGAAACAGCCTTAGCTATTAAGAATTATAAAGAAATAGTAGAAAAACCATTACAAGATACAATTGAAAAACAATCTAATACTATAAATGAATTGTTACCTGCTGCAAATTATACTAAAAAAGTTTTAGAAGATAATAATACATTGCTTACTATAACACAAATAGCAAAAGACTTTGGAATGAGTGGACAGGCTTTAAATGATTTATTACATGATTTAGGAGTTCAATACAAACAAAATGGCCAATGGCTTTTATATTCTAAATACCAAGGCAAGGGATATGCAAGAACTGTTCAATCAGAAATTAAAAATGCAAAACCACAAACAAAATGGACTCAAAAAGGTAAAAAATTTATAAATGATACTTTGAGAAAAAAAAGGAATAAAAACTATTTGGGAACAAGAACAGGAAGTACTACAAGTTCAACAAACATTTGATTTAAATTAAATATAAGGGTATGAAACTATAACTATGGAGGATTAATATTATGGATTACAAGATATATACACTTGCTGAAGATATAAAAATAGAAAAAACAAGTTCATTAATAGCGACAGTTGGAGATATAAGAGCAGAAAAAGAAGCTGATACACATTGGGTTAATATATTTATAAATGACAACTCAGATATAGGTTATTCATTTATAGATCAAGTTGAACTATTTGCAAAAGACGATATAAAAACTCAAGAAGAACTATTAGTTTTTACTATGAACTGGTATTTTGAAAATGTTCAAGTTGTAACAGAAAAACAAAATAAAATAAATATACAAAAAGCAATAGAGTATAGAGAAAATCTAGAATATGAAAAAGCAATAGAAGATTTATCAAAATATACAGAAGAGCAATTATTTGAAGAATTAGAGAAAAGAGGGTTATGTAAGACAAGAATTTTAGAAGACAAAGAAGCTAATGATTACTTAGTTTTAGAAGAAATTAAAGAATTATTTGATGCAAATTCACAGTCAAAAATAAAAAGTATAAAAAATAGAGAAAAAGAAAATGAAGTAGTTTTAGAAAAAATAAAAAACCTTATAAGCTTTTTTTATAAAAATCAAAGTGAAATAATTAATTAAGTACATAGTTTTAATCTTAATAAACCTTCTAATCTTGTAAATATCTAGATTAGAAGGTAGTAAAGGAGGATGAAAAATGAATACATTAGAAGCATTAATACATTTAAAAAGTATTTGTGACAAAGAAGAAGATTGTAGTAAATGTGAAATAAAAAAACTACTACATGAATGTGTTTATCAGACTATTCCAGGAGAATGGAAAATAAATGATAAGGAGAAATAAAGGATATGAAAATAATACTAAACATTATAGGAGTTTCCGCCCTATTTTGTATCGGATTTGTAGTTGGAGCATGGTGGAATTATGTACATACTATAAATAAACAAATAGAAAGAATAGACGAATACCTAAAAAAAGAAAATGAACGATTTGAATTAATAAAAGAGGGAAAAGGGGGAAAGAAGAATGACTAAATTTCCAATCCTAGATACAACAAATATAAAATTTGAGGTAGAACTAGAAAAACTAAGAGAAGAATCAGAAGAGTTAGTAGAAGCTGCAAATAAATATAGTAAAAATGAAATTATATGTATAGATGAAGTATTAGAAGAAGCTTGCGATGTAGTCCAAGTAACTATAAACATATTAGACAGATTAGGAATGATTGAATATGTACCAGAGGCAATAGAAAAACATATAGAAAAATTAAAGAAAAGAGGATGGGATTTTAAAGGGATTATTTAAGGGGGAATAGATATGGATTATAAAAAAGACCCTTGTTATGAAAACTATTTAGCACTTGCGTATACTATTTTAAATGGGAAAAAAGATATTCCAAATTTTACGAGTTTACAAGATAAAGCAGAAGCTAAAAAAAGAATAAATGAAATAAAAGAAATAAGAGCATCAGGGGGAAAAACAGAGCTAGAACAATTATTTCCTAAATTTGAGAATAGAGAGCCTAAAAAGAATAAAGTATATGTTTTAGACTTAGATCTTAATAAAAAATATTCTTTTAAAAGTAAAAAAGAAGCTTTAAAAAAGTTAAGAATAGGGCAAAAAGAAATAACAAATATAAAAGAACCCAAATTAACCAAAGATTATAAATATATTATTTATGAAAAGAAAATAAAGCTAAAACAGATTAGACCAGGAGATTTTATCGCTATATTAGAAACAGGATATCCAAAAGGATTATACTGGATAGAAAATAATGGAGGTAAAGAATATATAAGCATAGATAGTAGAAAGGAAACGACAATAAAAAAACATGACTGTAAAGAAGCTGCGGTATTATATTTACTAGATTTAATGAAAGGGGGGAAAGACTTTGAGACTATGGACTGAGGAAGAAGTAACATACCTAAGAGATAATTGGGGAGTTACAAGCATAAAAACAATATCAAGGGTTTTAAATAGAAGTGAAAGAGCAATCTCAATGAAAAAGTACGAGTTAAACTTAGGAACATTTTTAGAGAATGGAGATTATATAACTTTTAATCAATTATTAAAGACAGTAGGATACAATGTAGACATGAATACTAGAAATTCATGGATTAGGAGAGGATTACCTTTAAGAAATAAAAAGGTTAATAATAATAGTTTTAAAGTTATAAAGATAGACAGGTTTTGGGAATGGGCAGAAGAAAATCAAACATTCTTAGATTTTTCAAAATTTACAAGGTTTTCACTTGGAAAAGAACCACAGTGGGTAGAAGCTAAAAGACAAAGAGACATAATCAATAATACATATAGGAAAAAAACATGGACCCAAGATGAAGATGAAAAGTTAATTTTTTTATTAAAACAATATAAGTACAATTGCACAGAAATAGCAGAAAGGATGCAACGAAGTGAATTCTCAATAAGAAGCAGATTAAAACAATTAAACATAAAATATAGACCTATTACTAATGAGGAAATATCAAGATGGACAGAAGGAGATATAAAACTACTAAATAAGTTAGTAAAGGAAGGTTATGACTATAAAACAATACAACAAAAACTTCCTAATAAAACTGCTGGAGCTATACGAAATAAGCTTTATCGTATATATGGGACAGGAGATTTAGATAAAATAAAGGGTAAAAAAGAGAAAACACAAGAATTTAAAAGCAGTAATAAAAAATGGACCGAGGAAGAAAAACAGATTTTAGAAGATATGATATGGGAAGGTTTAAGCATAAAAGAAATACAGAAATACTTACCAAACAGAAGTATAGAAGCAATAAGGAGAAAAATGAAAAGATTAGTTGAATAAATACAGAAGGGGGAAAAAAACAATGAATAGTGTAGTATTAGTAGGGAGATTAACAAAGGACCCAGAGCTAAGATATATGCCTGGAACTGGAACTGCAATTGCAACATTTACAATTGCAATAGATAGAGATTATAAGAAAAAAGATGGTACAAAAGAAACAGATTTTATACCTATAGAAGTAATAGGAAAAGCAGCTGAGTTTTGTGCTAATTACATAACAAAAGGAAGATTAGTTGCAATTCAAGGAAGAATTAAAGTAGATAGATATAAAACTCAAGCAGGGGAAAATAGAAGTTTTACAAAAGTTAGCACAGGAAGTGTACAAGCTTTAGACTATAAAACTAACCCACAAGATAATCCAAGTTTTGAACCAACACCAGGATTAGATCCAAATGGATTTCAAGCTATAGATGATGATGACATACCCTTTTGATGCTACTATATTTGAAAATAAGCTTAGAGGATTTAGAGATAGTAAAGGAAATATAACAAATATAGTAGGAAAGGTAGAAGATTTTGATAGTAAAGAATCATTCTTTAAATTCTTAGTAGAAAATAATATAACTATTAAGAAAGAACAAATAAGAGAAGCTTATATAAGATATTACAGTATATTACCGAAGAAAGCTAAAACAGCAGAGTATATATCCGAAAATGAAGGATATACATTTTGCAAACAAGGTAGGGGAGCAAGTAAAGTTTATACTGTAGAAGTTTAGAAAGGAAAGATATACCTTTAATTAAAAAGATATTTATAAATATAGGGGGAAAAGAAATGAATATAAATTTAAACAATAAAGAAATAAAAACTTTAATATCTTGTATGAAAGAAGCAACAAATAAATCTATAGAAATACTAGAAAGTAATAAAAATGCAGATTTAGAATTTGAAAATAATAAGTTAGAGCTTTTTGGGAAAATATTAGATGAATTAGGAATAACAAATAGTGAAAATGAATCTGAGGTAGAACTAGAAAAACTAAGAGAAGAATCAAAAGTATGTGAAAGATGTGGATTAACAAAAAAAGATAAAATAGATATTAGATATTACAGCTATGCAAAACAAACATTATGTGACTGTTGTGTAGATATATTTAATGGCAATTCATGGGGATATAATAAGTTAAAAGAATTATTTGGAGCTGAACAAGCTAAGAAAATGCTAACAGCAGGATTTAACGAAGTACCATTTGGATTTAAAATTTCTACAGCACTTCCACCGTTTTTAGGAGAAGAAAATAATTTAAAAAATATAATACAAATAGCTAATGAGCTAAATAGTAAATTATATGATAAATAATATAAAATTTGAAAATGAAATCAGTTAAGTATGAGCAATTAAGTTTTTTAAAGGAGGAAGATTAATGGAATGTAAAATTAAATGTAAAAACTTTGAAAAAGAAGATGATAAGGGAAATTGTAAAAATTTTATAGGCTATAGCATTATAGGAAGAGCTGATGGGAAAGAGTTTGTATTAAAAGAGAGTTGTAAAAATAGATGTAAATATATTGATAATAAACTTGAAAAATTAGAAGGACTAAAGAGGGGATGATACGATTTGCTATTAAGCAAAGTAAATGAAATTGTAAATAGAGCAAAGAAAATAATGGAAGCTAAGGGGCTAAGTCCTCTAGCTTCTGTAATAGAAGCAATAGAAGAAGTAGAAAAAGAATTGGAGGAAAAATAATGGAAGAAAAAATAAAACAAGCACTCAAAATAATCAAAGAAGAGTGTGCAAGATGTACATCTACACAATGTGAAAGCGAGTGTATAATATACAAATTATTAGGAGATTGTATAGCAGTTAACACAGTGCCAGATATGTGGGAAGTATAAAAGTACATTAATTGGGGGAAAGATTATGGCAGATAAGAAGAGTAAAAAACTAGATAAACAGTTTAAAAAAGCAGAAAGAAAGCTTTACGATTATACAGGACTAAAAGCTGATGTAGAATGTCTTGAATATGAACTAGAGATATCAAAACAAGAATATGAAGGATGTAAAGCTATTACATATTCTTCTGAAACTACAGGAATAACAAATAATATAACTGATACGGTATATGAAGAATTAATAAGAAGAGAAAAAGATATATTAGATAAAACAAAGAAAATAAATAAGAAAAAAATACAAATAAAAAGAGTAGAAGCTGCAATGAGTTTATTAGATGAAACAGAAAAAAAGATTGTAGAAGCTAGATATTTTAGCAATGATAGGAGAAAAAATAATTGGAATCACATAGCTAAAATGACTGGTTACTGCGATAGACAGTGTGTAAACATAAGAGATGGCTTGATAGAAAAAATAAAAAATAGATTATAATATAGAATGAAAAAGTTCGGAAGTATTTCAGAAAAATTTCAGAAAAATTTCAGAAACAATATGTTACTATTATATTGTAAAAAAATATATAAATTCCCTACATTAAATAGTAATATAGGTCTAGAGAAGCTGATGTACTTTAAATAGAGTGCATCAGCTTTTCACATTCAAGGAGTTGGAATGAAATGGGAAAAAAGTATATAGAGATATAAATGAGGTTATAGAAGCTACAATAGAAGTTCCGAAGAAGTATTGGGAACTGGAAGAGTTGATGCGAGATAAACCTAACTTTGATAAATCTCCAGGAGCAAGAAAGATATATCAGAGAAAGGAATATGTTATATATCAAGTAAAATATGGTTATATAGTACATAATATTAAGAAACACTTTGAAGAAGGACATACACATATACATACATTTAATAAAGCAAAGAGCTTAATAGATTTAGCAGTGCGTAAGAAATTACCTAACACACCAAGAAAGTGGGAAATAGAGAGCCTAATTAGAATAGTTAAAGATGAAGTATATAAAGATAGATTAAGAAGCTTATTAGAAGAAATTAAATAATTTAAATAAAGGATCTTATTAATATAAGGTCCTTTATTATTTGGGAGGAAAGATAATGGCATTTAGAAATATAACTATAGAAATAGAGTTAAGACCATGTATGGTTAATAATGTAAAAGCATTGTTCCATAAATATATAGAATCAGATGGATTAGTAGAATATGAAGATGGAACATTAGATTTGGTTAGCTATAAGAGGATTAAGTTTATAGATAATAAACATAAAGAATATTACTGGAAGAATAATAGGGAAGGTGTTAAGAGTGGCTAGAGAATTTGCCAAACATATTTATAATAGTCAGAAGTGGAAGAAGCTTATTAGAAGAGATTAAATAATATAAACAGAAGGATCTTATAATATATAAGGTCCTTTATTATTTAGGAGGAAATATAAATGGAACAAATACTAGATAATTTAAGAGAGGCATTTAATATAATAATAGATGAGTTTAAAAGGTTTACAAGTACATATAGAAATATATTATTAAAATGTAAAGCAATACGTGAAAAAGTAAAGGAACATGAAGATAATTATAAATTATTTAGACATAGATATACAAAGACAAATAGATTAAATAGTCAAGTGTATAATAAGAAACATATATATAGATGTAGGAGTACTATATAGCAATGAAAAGTAAAGATTTAGAAAAATGGATAAATGAACTGATAGAGAAAGATGAATTAGCTAAATTTTATATGAGTAAAGAATTTAGACATCTAAAAAAAGCTATATTAGAAGAAAATCATTGGGAATGTGAAATTTGTAAAAAAGAACATGGAAAGATAACAAAAGCAACAACTGTACATCACGTACAGTTTGTTAGGAATCATCCAGCATTAGCTTTGAGTAGATATTATACTTATAATGGGAAACAATATAAAAACCTAATTGCCGTTTGTTCTTCTTGTCACAATAAATTGCATCCTGAGAAGAGGAAAGGATTTAATCAAAGTAAAAAAGAAAAATTCAATAATGAGGAAAAATGGTAAAAAAGAGCCTACTTAGTTGTAGACTCTTTTAATAATGTTATTGCTTTATCAAGTAATTTAGATACTGGAATAGATGTTTCTTTAGAATATTCTTTTAACCAGTTATATAAATCATTATCAATAGCAGAACCAACTGGAGTTCTATTTTTTAAATCTTTTCTAACCATATTATCACCTCAATTTAATTATAAAATATTGTTATTCTGATTGCAACTGATATCAGTTTATACTATAATATAATTAGAAAAAGAATTAATAGGGGTGGTTGATGTGGAAGAAATTTGGAAGGATATTAAAGGATTTGAAGGTTTATATAAAGTAAGCAACTATGGGGAATTAAAAAGAATATATAAAAACGGAGAGAATATAATAAAAGGTTCTTTAAAAAAAGGATTAATAAGAATAACATTAAAAAATAAAGATAAACGCCTAAATATAAGTTTAGCAAGACTAGTAGCACAAACATTTATTAGAGATTTAAAAGAAAATGAAATAGCTATTCATATAGATGGAGATAAATTAAATAATAGATATGATAATTTAAAGATTTTAACTTTAAAAGAAGCAGGTAAAATAAATGGAGAAAAAAGTATAGAATTAATTGGCAGAAATAAATTAGAAAAAGATTTTATAAAAAAATTTAGTTTATTGCATGGTGATAAATGGGAATATGTAGGAGGTTATACTAACAGCAGAAATTCTATTATTATAAAGTGTAAAATATGTGGAAGTGAAATAAATATTATTCCTGATAATTCGTTGAGAAAAACTGCAAAATTAAAATGTAATAAGTGCGAAGCTGAAAAATATATAAATAATTTCAAAATTGAATTTAACAATAAATATAAAAATAAATATGAATATATAGATAGGGAAAATAATCAAAATGCATTTACTAAGGATATTCATATAATTAAATGTTTAACATGTGGGCGTTTTAAGAAGATAAAATATTCTACATTATATAATGGAAATTTTAAATGTTACCATGATGATATTAATAGAAACCATAACAAGAGATTAACAGAAGAAGAAAGAAAACAAAGAAAGATAGAACAAGAAATAAATAAAACTTTATCTGAATTATCAAAAGAAATAAAAGATATTGAAAGTAGAAATAAGCTATTCGAAGATAAAGTTGATAGAATTAAAGAATGTAAAGTATGTGGTAATATATTTATAGGTACAAAACGAAGTGTTTGTTGTAGTGATATTTGTACGAAGAAATATGAAAATAGACAACGTGAGCTAAGAAAAAGAATAAAAAATAAATCAAAGATAGAATGGAATATCTCATTAGAAAAACTAATACAAAGAGATGAAGGTATATGTAAGATATGTGGAAGACAAGTAGATATAAATGATTATTATTATACTGATGAAGGATACTTTATAGCAGGTGAGAGCTATCCAAGTATTGACCACATAATTCCATTAGCTAAAGGTGGAACACATACATGGAATAATATTCAGTTAGCTCATAGACATTGTAATGCGATAAAGAATGATAACATAATAGAACAGGAAGAGGAACAACTTAAATGGATTTAGAATTTTAATACTTCTATACAATATTAATTGTGTGGGAGTATTTTTATTTTAAATTTTATTTATTTTTATAATATTTTGTAGAATTTTGTCCCTCCCATGCTGTCCCCTGAGCATTGGGCGAGGTAATTTTAACGGTGGAGTGGGGA